GATGGCCGACTTTAGCTCGGCGTGGAATGACTCCTTGATCGAGGCTTGGAACTCCCGGACGCAGAGGATCCTGAGCGGTTCAGCGTATCCCCAGACGGCAGCCATAATGGCGGCGCTGAAGGACTTGGCCGATCCCCGCCCCCCATACATGCATCGGTAACGTGCCTCGCCGCGCTTTGGTGCGAGGATCGGCACCAGCTTTGGCGGGAGGATGATCTCAGCTTCGCTCATCGGCGGCTTTGATGACAACCGTTGTTGGGCGCATAGAGCCGTCGCTGGTTGTGAGATCAAAGTCCTGTTTGTCACGCTGCCCGAGCATCTGCTTGCCGAGCCAGATCAGCATCGTTGGGTTTCCGCTTTGAGCGGCTTTCCACTGTGCGCGGCGTAGAGATGCGCGGCCTTCTGCCCTTTTTAGGTCTGAGTAGTCCGCAAATTTCATTTCGTGGTCTCGCTTGCAGGCACGTTCCAAGGTGTCATACGAAATGTCCATAGCCCCTGCGATTTCCTCACCGGTGCATTGGATACGCAGAAGGTTCTGACACAAGTCCCAGTTCACCTCAGTCAGCTTCGGGCCTCTTTTCCCCATCATGCGGCCTCCCGCTCTGCTTTGAGTTCGTCGTATGTCTGGCCGGTAGATTCAAGGGTTGCCTGTTGGCCTGTGAAGTCCTGCCATCGCTTAATGATGACGTCGCAGTATTTTGGGTCTAGTTCCATCATGCGGCAGTCGCGGGCCGTCTTTTCGCAGGCGATCAGCGTGGAGCCAGATCCGCCGAAGAGGTCTAAGACAGACGCTGATGCGCGTGTCGTTTTATCCAGCGCCTCAACAGCCAATGCCACAGGCTTCTGTGTCGGATGAACATAGGTTGACGCGCCGTCCTTGTTGACGGTCCAAACGCTGCCGATCCTTTTGCCGCAGAGTTCAGCGCCACGATGCCAAACCAGCGCGATTTCATAATCGCTGTAAAATGTCTTTTTCAAATCCCCGATGCCGCCACCCGGCTTATGCCATACGACAATGTTGGTCGGATACCCAAGCCCGGAAAATTGTTCGATCCACTTGGTCTGAACCTTCCAACTTGTCCAGACGAACACCCATCCCGATGAACACGCCTCAATGATCGGCGCAACATCCAAAAATGTGTCGTCATTCTTCAATACATCAAATTTGGCTGATTTCGTGCGCTTATTGGACTGGTATTCCACCCCATACGGCGGATCGGTAAACACCATGTCCGCCTTCCGCCCACTCATCAGCCGCTCCACCGCGTCAATGCTGGTGCTATCCCCGCACATCAGCCGATGCCGCCTCAGAAGCCATACGTCGCCCTCGACGGTGACGGGCTGCTCTGGGGCCTCTGGAACCGCGTCCTCGTCGGTTAGGCCTTCGGTCTTGTCAACGGGGAAAAGGTCGTCAATCTCGCCCAGATCAAAGCCTGTCAGTTCCAGATCAAAGCCCATGTCCTTTAGGTCTGAGAACTCAAGACCGAGCATGTCGCTGTCCCAATCTGCGTTCAGGGCCAGCTTGTTGTCCGCGATGATGTAGGCTCTCCGCTTTGCCTCGCTCCATCCGGTTGCGGTCATGCAGGGAACGTCCTCGATCCCCAGCTTTTGGGCTGCCATGATGCGGCCATGACCGGCGATGACGTTTCCATTCTCATCGACCAAGATCGGAACGGTCCAGCCCCACTCTCGGATTGACGCTGCGATCTGGGCGACCTGCTTGTCGCTGTGAGTGCGGCTGTTGCGGATATACGGGATCAATTCGGACACCTTACGGCGCTCGACTTTATCGGCGGGCCATTGGTTTTCTTTGGGCATTTTGTCCTCGCTTTTGCAAATCATACCGCAAACCTGCGCTTAGAGCAACGATGCGACGGCCAGACCCAAGGATTTCAAAGCCCGCCGCCGCTGACGTGGTTTGGGGCGGACTTACCCCGGCACTCACGACTTACCGCCTCCTTATCGCCGGAGGTCAGGCGAACCAGACATCGGAGTCGTCGGGTTTGGTAACTTTTGTGGCGGGTCTGTTCGCCATCTCACCAGCCAGAGCAGAATACGCCGCAGCATCCACGAAATTGTCGAAGTGATGTCTGTTGCCCTTGGCCCTCGCCATTTTGAAAAGCGCCATCATCATGCTCACGTCGTATGCGTCAATCTGGCCTTCGAGGCGTTCGCCCAACCACCAGGACCATGTCGCTGCGATCTGAGAGAATGAATTTTCTGCATCACCGTGGGTCGCAGCTCTATCCCTCGTGACCGCATCGCTGGCTTGTTTCAGGATCTCGGCTCGGGCGATCGGCGGGTGGACTGTCTCGAAACCGTCGTCTTCGATGTTGCTTTTCATCAGTAGGTCCTTGTCCTCGGTTTTGGTTGTGGTAGAAACCCTGTCGCGGGGGTCGTTTCGGTTTTTTGACCGGGCATCGTGGCTACCAAATGCGCAACATCTACTTTCCACTGGCCCCCGCACGATCATCTAAAATCCTTTTTTTGAGTGCCGCAAGAGCCGGTGCGATGACCTCGCGCTGTATGGCTTCTTCGTATGCTTTGAGGCGGTCACTCATCGTCTTGTCCTTTCAGTTCTGCGATGGTGGTTTTGACAAGCTGCACTGCTGTGCGGGCTTGCAAGTTTTCCACGCAATCATGGCATGGGGGGGCTATGAGACATGAGCAGTTTGCATCAGGCAAATCTATGAAGTCCGCCATTGCAAGATCGGCTTCTTCCAGAGCCACAAACGCCTGCGCCAGCTTGGCCTCCAGTTCTTTGATGCGGTCAGTGTCACTCATCTTTCTCTCCTTTCAGTTCTGCGATCAGCGCCGTGGCCTCTGCCAGTTGCGCCTCAAGCTCTTTGATCCGCGCGGCCATTTCGACGGGGTGGACGTCGTAGTCCTGCCCTGACACCTGCGCCTCGAGTTCCCTGATCCGGTCGCTTGTCCCCACCGGGTGCGTTTCAAAGTCTGACCATTTAGCCATTCCTTGTCTCCCATAGTTCCTTGATCCTGATCTTGAGGGCTTCCTTCAGCTGATCTGGATAGGCTTTGATGAATGCCTGCCTTGCCGCGAGGGTTGGCAGGCGCAATGTGTGCCGGGCAGCGCTGTCGATGATTGCTGATCGACAGGCAGCCCCGTAGGCAGCCCTTGAGGCCCGGTCGGGTAGGTGGACCTCCCCAGACCCCACAGGCTGATCCCAAGTCATCTGCGGCGCTTCTTAGCGACGTATTGGTAGCGATACTTCGCCAGCTTGCGCTGATACAGATCACAGAGACCGGCATCGAAGGCGCTCATCGCCGCGCTCTTGTGAGGCCCGATGGCGTTCGCTCCAACGTGGTAGATGATCTCGTCGCCCGGCTTGCAGTCCGCCAGCACCTGATTGAACACGGCCCTCCGGTCTTGGCTGATGTCCAACTGCCCCATCAGATCCTCCACTCGGCTGAGAAGGGGATGTCATCGTTGAGCATCTCGCCCAATCCGCCGCCGCCGGGTTCGCGATCCGCCATGTATTTGCCCTGAGACGGCTGATCATCGTCCTTCCGGCTATCGAGCAGGGTCAACTCGCCGCGATATGGGCGCAGGACGACCTCGGTCGTGTAGCGGTCTTGGCCGGACTGATCCTGCCACTTGCGGGTTTCAAGCTGGCCCTCGATGTAGACCTTGCTGCCCTTGCGAAGATACTTCTCTGCGAGGTTGGCCAGAGGCTCAGAAAAGATTGCCACCGAATGCCACTGTGTGCGCTCCTTGCGCTCTCCGTCGTCCTTGCCTTTCCAGCTTTCGGACGTCGCAACGCTGAAGTTGCAGACCTTGCCGCCATGAGCGAAGCTGCGGATTTCGGGATCCTTGCCCAGATTTCCGACCAATATTACGCGGTTCACTGATCCTGCCACGTCATTCTCCCTTCTCTTGTTTTGGCCAGTCTGCTGGCCGCCATCCGTCCAAATAGGCGCAGATCAGTCGCCATGCCCTCGGGGGCATCCGCCGAGCCGTGCTGTGCTTTGGATCCATCTCCATCCGGCGCATTGAAAGCGGGTCGCTCTCGATCAAAGCCGCCAGTTGCTTTTGTGTGAGGCCCAGCTTTCGTCGGGCCTCCTTTAGTCTCACGTTGTCGATTTTGGTTCTCCCTCGTTGCTTTGAAAAATCAAATGCGCGTCAGATTGACCCGCTGATCAAGCCAAGGTTCCAAGCCTGTGCGCCCTTGTTGAACCACTCCATGCCAAGAGGCTCGGGTTCACCGTGGCGCATGTAGGACGCTGCGCCGGAAAAGTTCCCATCGCGAACCGCACGAGCGCCGTCGCGGTATGCACACTCAGCGTAGAAGCTGGGGAATGAAAGCTGGGAAATGGTCATGATATCTTCTCCTGATTGGCGAGGCGCTGTGCCTCTCTATGACTTGACAATAGGGTCAGCCGCACCTGTCGTCAAGCGATTTCTTTGGGGATCCCAGTCTCGGAAGTGTTGCTGGA